ACTCAAAGGATTTTGGCATATCTCCTTATAAAGGTAGTTATGGTGAACAACCAAGTAGATGGATAGAAAAATCCTTTTTATTAAAAAACTTATTAAGACGACAAGAAAACAAGGCACAAAATGGCTGAAAACGATACAATAATCATTAAGTTTGAAGCACAGGGAGATAAATCCCTTGTAACTGCAATTAAAGCACTTGATCGTGCCACTAAGTCTATGATTAATACTCAGAAAGGATTAAGTCGCTCAACAGGCAAGATTATTCCGCAACAAGCAAAAATGCGAAAAGGAATGTTGGGTTTAGGTCACTCAGCAAGACAAACTGGTGGGGCATTCTCGGTTTTACGTTCAAAATTATTATTATTAAACTTTGCATTGGGATTAGGTATTCGTCAGCTTGTTGGGTTGTCTAAGGAAGCTGCAAGCTTAGAAGCACTTGAGACGGCATTCAATACATTAGCGAGTGGTGGTGGTAATGCTTCAGATGCAATAATAAAACTGCGAAACGCTACAGATAATACTGTTTCATCAATGGACTTATTTAAGCAAGCTAATAGTGCTATGATATTAGGTGTTAGTAAAAATGCCGATGAAATGGCTAATATGTTTGATATGGCTCAAAGACTCGGTAGGGCATTAGGACAAGATACAAGATCGTCAATCGAATCATTCGTAACTGGTGTGGGGAGACAATCTCGATTGATGTTAGATAATATTGGTATTATCGTCAAGACAGAAGTTGCATATAAGGCTTACGCTACTGAATTAAATAAAAGTACAGATGAATTAACAATTCTTGAGCAAAAACAAGCATTTTTAAATGCAACATTAGTGGCTGGTAAACAAAAACTAAGAGCATTGGGGGTTGAGACTTTAGCAAGTGCAGATAAGCTAATGCAAATGAATACAACCTTTATAGAACTTAGACAAGAACTCGGTGAGCAACTATTACCAATAATAATTAGTATTACTGATTCAATGAATGACTTTATGAAATCACTTGATTCTACTAATGTTCGGCAAACTATCTCGTCTCTTAAGACAATGCTTACAATATTTGTTACATTCCAAAGTGGGAAACTACTCTTAGGTTTTGCTAATGGAATTACTACTATCACAATAGCACTTAGGGCTATGGGAGTTGCTGGGGGTTTCGCTACAGCGGGGCTTAGTTTACTTGCGGCAATAATAGCGACAGGGATTACAAAAGGCATCTATAGTATGATAGATGCTGAAGCACAGCATACAATTATAATAGAAAAGAAAAAAGGGATATTAAAAGATTTAAAAAAACTATATCAAGACCAAATTGTATCAATGCAAGATTATAGCCAAGGTCTTGAGGATTCTATTAATATGATTAACGCAGAAAGAGATGTTGCGATACAAAGTATAACAGATAAAAAATTAGCACTTCAAGAGTTAGACAAGATGTCTAAGATGTCGTATGAATCTATCATAGAGATGCAAAAGAATCAATCAGATCAGGCTAAGATTAGTGCAATGCTAACAAAAAATCTAACAGATGAAGAAAAACTTTATTTTCAAGATTATGTCACTGCTCTTACAGCAATTATGTTGGCAAAGAAAAAACAATATGATGCCGATGCTACAAATTATAAGAAGTCACTATCGGATCAAAAAACTGCCCTTGATGATTATTTACAGTCACTAAAAGATGCAGTGGCTAAGATTAAAGGATGGCAACAAAAAAGACAGGAAGCTAATGAAGCATTAATTACTAATACAAATAATACTTTAAGTGCTATATCTCGTGTAGATTCTGCTTGGAGCAGTCATTTACAGAGTCGTATCAGTACAGAAGTAGCCACTTTAAAAGATTCTGCTCGCTACCAAAACGCTGATGCCGAAAGACGAAGTGATATGGAAAGGGAGATAACAAAGAAGTATGCAAAAGAACAATTAATTAAATTTAGAATAGGTCAAGGTATGGCTCTTGCAGACATTGGTATGAATACTTCATCTGCTTTAATGAAATCAGTTGCAGGTTCTTGGCAAACGATTGGACAACCTTGGTTTAGTATTATTGCAGGACTTGGGGCATTGCAAGCGGGAATAGTCTTGTCACAGAAACCACCACAAGCCTTCGCTAAAGGTGGAGACTTTGTCACAAATAAACCTGAAATGATTATGGTTGGTGAAGCTGGAAGGGAACACGTTACTATTACTCCTATAGATAGACCAGAGAGTAGAGCATTGAAAGATGGAAGCAGTATTAATATCACCATACAAGGTGGCATTGTGGATCAAAGCTATGTATCCAATGAATTAATACCTGCAATTAATAAAGCAACATCACTCGGAGTAACACTTGCTTAGTTTTGACTCAGCCTTATCCGATAGCTTAAAACTCTCGAATACAACATCATTTTGGGTTTTAAAACTCTATTATAATGATGAAACTAATTTTATCGGTGTATCTGAGCAAGACAGGCAAGATGGAAGTGATATGTATTATGGACTTGTTTCAAGTTGGGGTGCATACTCACAGAGTTTAGACTTCTTTAACTTCACTACATCGGTTGGTAATATGTCTGTTAGATTAATTAATACAGATATGTCATTTAAGGGCGGTAGGTTTTCAGATGATTTCGCTACAAACAACTATGCCAATCGTAAATGGGAGTTATTTCAGAATACATCAGGCACTTCTACCTATGATACATCGGCAAGAATGATAGCATCGGGTATTATATCGGGCGATATTAAATATGACCAACATTCTATTAGTTTAACCTTATTAGATAAAGGTTCTACCTATCACAAACAACTGCCCACAAACGTGGTTGATTCTACCACGTATCCTAATGCACCTGAAAAGAATATAGGTAAACCTATTCCTATGGCTTATGGAGACTTCCATGAAGATACATTTGACGGCACACTTCCCACATCCCATTTTGATAAATATAAATACTTTTATTTAGGGGCGTTCCCTGCGATTGTTACTAATAAGTGGGATACAGGCTCTGAAACACAAGAAGCATCATTGGACTCCGTAGCCTTACATACAATAGATGATGAAAATATCTATTTTTATAAAGATGGTTATTACCCGACTTTTACTGGAACAATTTCATCTAGTAATAATCCTATCGTACAATATCAAGGGTCAGGTGCATCGGTCTATATACCCTTAACCAATGAAGGGCAAGGTAGTGCAACTGGTGATGGCAATGTAACGCAACCACAAAGATTAGTTGATAGAGATTTTGACTTACCAACATCATGGAGTACAAATTATGGAAAAGAGAAAAGTGTAACGCTTCCATATTCTGTGCCATTAGTTAATAAATTAGGTAAATATACAGGCATAAGTATCATTACAAGATGGGGAACTTCAAACCTAGGGGTAGCAGATAATGGAAGTTTTACATGGGAAACAGCTTATGGTAATGCTTCCGATGGCAATATTCCAAGTGATACTATATCTAAGAATAATATATCGTCTCTTTTTGAAAATACAGATTCATGGGAGTTTGAAGGGAATATTGATTTTGAATTAAGTAATGGGAGTGATTTTGGAGGATTTTCAGTCGCAGCATACGAAGCTGGATTAGTGATAGACTTTGACATAGAAGATATTGAATCACACAAGGTTCAAGAGCTTTATGAAGCCACTTTTGTTGGGGGAATCTCTTTAAATGCACAATTTGGAGCAGAGAGTGAAGGATTTTCTACAACGAGAATATTAACAAGAACTAAAACAATATTGACTCCATCGGAAATTGATTATATTTATTTCAGTGGTAAAGGTAGAAAATATGGTACATGGATTAATTCTCGTTCAACGGGATATAATACAACGCTTGCCATTGAAAATCCTATCTTTATTATTGAAGAGATATTGAGAACTGAGTTAGGTTTATCATCTGCGACAATAGACGAATCAACTTTTAATACATCAGGTCAGCAAACTGGTGGATATTTAGGGGATATTTATGATGATGACACAGATGATGTGAAATTTGCTTTCTCTCAATATAAATTTATTAATAGTAAGGATTTAATCAATCGTATTTGCAAACAGATATTGAGTTGGGTTTATATAAGTGGTGATGGGAAGTTTAAAATTAAAACATTGAAACGTAGTTATTCCAGTTCGGATTCGGATAAGACTATTGATTATACAGATATTAATTTGAAAAGTATATCAAAAACATCTTTAGGCGGTGTAAGAAACGACATATCTATTAATTATAATCACGACTATGGGCAAGACCAATTCTTATCTAATGTTAATCCTACTGCTGATGCCACTTCTGAAGGGACAGGGGTTGATGGCTATAACCAGACATTAAAACTCGAGATGGATGCAGACACATTAGATTCAACAACTGCAACACAATTAGCAGATGCTTATCAAACAATATTTAAAGATAGAAAGATTATCATTGATTTTGATTGTAAACGACCTAAGTATAATGATTTAGAGATAGGTGATATTATTGATTTTAGTAATTGGGATTCAAAGATTAAACTTTATGGCACAGCTATGAGTGGGTACTTCTTAATCTCATCAATTCAAAAACGAGTAGATGGTTGCTCAATTAAAGTAATAAAGGTTTAAAATGAGTTATCAACGAATACAGACACCAA